GCTGTAAATATCAACAATGAATATCGGAAAGCTGACATTAAAAATAATGATGAGTTAGTGTGGTTTCAGAGATGGGAAGGAGCAAAAGAAGGGGACTATTCCAGAGAGCAATGCTATCTGAATAAGGAAAATGTGACGCAATTTTCCTATAAGGGAAATGACTACACGATTTTAGTGGATACTGTCTCTAATAGTGGACTCGGGGAATGGATTGGGTATATCCAACAACTTGCGGCTGTAGACGAATCAGGAAAAATATTACTTCAAGAAAATCTCAAAACTGCTACCTTTCAGACGTTGGCAGATTTAGCAGATTTAGTGGATAAAGCCCCTAATGACGCCTATATTATTCCATTCTTAAATGTGTATGCAGCTCCTAACGCTGACGACTATCTGATTGTAGATATAAATGGAGGGTATCACAAAGCTGTTATAGATGAAAATATCAAAGGCACAGATACAGTTTTTGACTTTAAGGATATAGAGCAATCTATGAGTGGAAAGTTTGAAATCAATCCTCAAAATGCAACGCAGCTTCTTTGTGATGGGACGGTTTATCAAGTAACTTCTGATACTGTATCAAATAATGAATTGGGAAGTCACATTGGTATTCTTGCGGAGAATGTCATATTTAATGCAGAAACAAAAATTCCTTTGTCAAAGGAGGAACTAAGAAAAATTGACTGGTATGGGGAAAACGCCGGACAACATCGGGAACAATGGATTTACAAAGATATTTATGAAATTCATGGTACAGAAAAGACCGAAGCCGTTGCAGTACAGATAAATGACCGCTACTATATTGCAAAGCGTCAATGACCGATTTTTGTTTTTCTGCCTTTATGGGTTATGATATACTAAAAAAACTAGGAGGCGATACTATGGCAACAATCCTTAACCTCGACAATGTGGTAAAATAAAAACAGACGAACCCCGAACCCTTGATTTTTCAGGGGTTCGGGGTTTTCTTGTTACTAATGTGTGCATAGTTCAGCGTTCAGCGGCCTAAAATGTTCACCGGTTTGAACCCTATGGAATCAGTTCCACGGTGGCCTTCAGTTCGTCCAAAGTCTTGTGATTATAGACCCGGTTTCCTGTGTCTTTGGACACATGACCCATGAGCAAATCAATACATTTCCGGTTGGCCCCGGCGCTGTCCAATTTGGTTTCAAAGGTGTGGCGGCATTCGTGCGGGGTATGGTTCAGCTTTAGAGCCTTCATAATATCCGCCCAAAATATCCGGTATTGGGTTTGATTGCAAACCTTCCCATTGTAGCTGATCAGCCGGGGGCCACCTTCGGCAAGCCGCCGTTCAATCAAGGGCCTGATCTTTGGGTGGATGGGAACAATGCGGTTCTTACCGGCTTTCGTTTTGGTGCCGCCCTTCATCGTGCCTTCCTTCAAGTCTATATCTTCAGGTTTCAGGTTCAAAAATTCAGAGATGCGCCACCCGGAATATAGCAAGATCAAAACAGTATCAACCCAAGGATCAGACTGATGTTCCCACACCGTTTTGGTTTCATCGTTGGTAAACGGAAGGCGGCTGGTGGGCGGTATTGGATCAGAAGTCAGCAGTTCAGAGAAGCACCGGTTTATTATATCCATTTCAAGGGCGAACCGGTCAAGGTGGCCCCACAGGTTCTTGATGGCCGCTTGGGTGCTATACCCTTTCCCACAACTATCAATGGTTTCTTGCATTTGGTAGGATCGCAATTGTTTATAAGGCTTGTTCACATACGCTGAACAATGCTTGAACGCTGAACAGAGGGAAGAACGATTGGATTCACCCAGCTTCGGGGCCTTCTTTTCTTTCCAGAGGTCAAAAAGCTGTTGAAGGGTGATCTTGGCCCGGTCAACATCCCAAGGATCACGGTTGTATTCAGCAAGCATGATGTTCCCAGCTTCACGGGTTTCAGCATAGCCGATAATGTCATAGATGGGATGGCCTTTGTCATTCCAACCTATGGTTTTCTTCACAATGTATGGGCGGCGGCGTTGGCCTGATAGCTTTGCAACCGTTCCATACCCGTTTGGATTTCGCATTATATCACCTGAACTTTCAAAATTGGGTATGGTAAAGCTAAACCCCATGTGATATAATGTTCAAAGGCGTTTGAAACATTAACTTCAAAAGGGTTTGTTTCGCCTGACCGCTTCCGGTGTGCAAGACCGGGGGCGGTCATTTTTTTTTTGCATTTTGAATGGATGTTGAATGAACCAAAAGCCCGGTAAGGCAAGCGGCTTGGGATAATCCTTCAACATTCAAGATGGTGCAGATACTTCAAACATGAAAGAAAAAAAGAGTATATAAGAAGTATGAAAAATATAACCAGAAGGGTTTTGATCTTGAATGTTGAAGGGTTTAGGTTCAATCTTCGTTGAACACAGTTCCATAGGAAATCTTGGTCATGGTAATTTCACCATCACTATATTCCAGCCATAGATCATTGACCCCGCAAGCATAAGCCCGATAATAAGTGCCGGTATCATTGATATTGGTGTTGGAATACTTCTTCAGATTGAACATAGGAAGAAAATCATCTTTGCTGGAATAAGAAAACTTGTCATACAGCGTGACCCGTTGAAGATTGTCATTGTTGAAGCTGTATTCATTGTTTCCATAGTAAAGGGTTCGGATTGGATAGGCCATGCCGCTTGCCGTTTTATAGTTCCAATCTTCGGTTCTATCAGGTTCACCCAACTGTTCAATCAGTTCAGTTTCACTAATGTTCTTCCCGTCTTTCACTTCATATTGAAGTGCGTCAAAGACTACCGGAACGGTTTCTTTATTTGTGATTCCGGGATTCTTTGTCATTTGGCTGACACCAACCCCGATGCCAACGGCAAGAGCCACCAAAACAATCAAGACGGGGATTAGACAACCCTTCTTTTTCATAATAACAATTCCTTTCATTTATCTTACATCACTTTGGAAGGCCACGGCCTTACCAAGAATGATGATATGATCCAACTGTTCCCCGGTATAAACTAAATCTTCATAGTTGGAGTTTTCGGCCTTCAGGATCAATAGATTTTTTTCGGGATAGTAATTCACCCGCTTCAGGGTTGCTTCATCATCAATGATAACAGCGGCAATTTCGCCATTGTTCACCATTTCCTGTTTTCTGATGAACACAATATCCCCGTCATAGATTCTGGCCCCGATCATGGAATCACCCTTGGCCTTCAAGCAGAAATCAGCACGAATGTTGGCACCAGCTTCCACATACAGTTCCTTTTCTTCGTTTGCCATGATGGGTTTACCGCAAGCAATGTCACCGAGTAGAGGAAAACGCTTTGTAGAAATTGGGATGATATTATCAAACTTCACCTGTGGTTGTGAAGGTTCGACTACCACAGATTTATTGATGCTTTTCAACCATTCATTCCGGTTCGGAATATCTGATCTACCCATGAGGTAATCCAAATCAACATTAAAATAGTCTGCTATGGTTTCCATAGATTCAAGGCCCGGTTCCCGTTCGCCCCGTTCATACATATTCACACTACTTTTGGAAAACCCAAGCTGATCCGCCAAGTTCTGTTGAGATAGGCGGCGTTCGGTTCGTAATTGCTTGAACCGATCAGAAAACTTCGGCATAAGTACACCCCTTTCAGAAGTCTTTCTATATTTCATTATACACATTATGTGCACAAAGTCAATCCGTCGATGTGCACAATTAGTAACACATTTCTTTGTGCACATTTTGTGTTCGGCTGTGCTTGACTTTGAGCACATATCGTGTATAATGATAATCAGACGAGCACAAAAGGTGCACGAACTGATTGGGAGGATTTGAAAATGAAGGTTCATGTTTTTGATACCTATGTCACCATTAAGGATCGTGAAGGACACCCTGATATGGATGATACTTTGCTTGAAAAACTGGATGAAATGCTTACCACTTATGGTGTGCCCCACGCTTTTACCCTTCCCCACGAAAAGACCATGGAAGATTGCCCGGAAGCTACTCTTGAAGTTGCCTATGATTCTTCTGATGATATAACCTTTAGTCTTGTGTATATCCTGTTCAATAAAACTTATCGGGGTGCAACCGATAAAGCGGTTGCAGAATCAATGATTAAGGTTTCTGCAAAATATATGGATGCTGAATAAGCCGAAACGGGCCTGATGGCCCGTCCACCGGAACCGCCCCCACCGGTGCTGATGATGGCAGGGCAACAGCGACAACATGAGCGCCCCCGGTTTATGGGTTCGGGTATTGGGTATCAATCCCCATATAAAAGATATGACCGCCCGGAAATTGCTTGTTGGGGCTTTGGCTGTTCTAATTCTGAAGAAAGGATGTGCAAATATGAGTGTTGGCAAGAAACTTCGGGAACTGCGTGGGAGCAGAACCCAAGACGAAATCTCCAAGGAACTTGGGATCACCAAATCTTCTTATGCCATGTATGAGCGTGATGAACGGGTTCCCCGTGATGAAGTGAAGGTTCGCATTTCCAATTTCTTTGGCGTTTCGGTTCAGGAACTTTTTTTTAACTAAATCGAGCACATATAGTGTTCAATAGGAGTAAGCACCATGAATGAAGTCAGTTTGAAACCGGTCATTGATGAACTTGAAACCTTGTTTTCAAAGTTCAACAAAGCCTTCTTTGAAGGGAAGTTGGAAAAACCTGTGATCACCGTTTCCCCGGATCATACCCGTGGGGCCTACGGCTGGTGTACTGCTTGGAAGGCTTGGCAAGATGGCACCAAGGAAGGCGGTTATTACGAAATCAACCTGTGTGCCGAATACCTGAACCGCCCCTTTGAAGAAACCTGTGGAACCTTGCTTCACGAAATGGTTCACCTTCAGAACCTTCAGGACAATGTTCAGGACACTTCCCGTTCTGGTTCCTACCACAACCGGAAGTTCAAAGAAACCGCTGAAGCCCACGGCCTGACCGTGGAGAAAGGCGAAAAGTACGGATGGCACAAAACCGCCCTGAACCCGCAAGCTGAAGCCTTCGTGAAATCCCTTGGCAAATCCGGGTTCTGTCTGGTTCGACCCCGTACCAATCCGCTGAAGGGTTCCCGGAAGGGGGGGGGATCAAGTTCCCGCAAGTATGTTTGCCCCTGTTGCGGAACTATCATCCGGGCCACCAAAGAAGTTCATGTTCTCTGTGGGGAATGTGAAGTGGCCTTTGAAGAACAGGAGTGATAACCAATGAAGTTGATTGACACCAAGGATTGGAAGGCCGTTCACTTCAGAGATCGAACCATTTTGAGAAGTGACCGCAACCTTTACCCGGAAGCCGATTGGTGGGCCTTGGTTTCCAGCGTGGATGTGGAACCGATGAACGAACCCGGTCATTTCAAGGTGGTAAGCCAATGATGATCACCCGCCAAGTTCGGTGTAAAAAGTGCGGGGAAATGTTTCCCCTGACCTATCCCGAAAAGCTGTCCGACATTGGCCGGGATGTTATTTCTTACTGTCCGCCGTGTTTACACACGGAAATCTTGAAAAATGAAAGGAGTATGCACAATGACCACTTTTGCAGAGCGTCTGAAGTACGCAATGGAACAGGCCAACATGAGCCAATCCGCCCTGTCTGAACAGGCCGGGGCTTCCAAGGCCGCTATCAGCCAATACCTTTCCGGGAAGAACACCCCCGGCCCTGACCGTATCAAGGCCCTTGCCGATGCAACCGGCGTTTCCTTTGATTACCTGATGGGTTATGAAGCCGCCCCGGTTGCGGAACCGCCCATCAAGAAGATCAGCGTGAAGGAAGCCGCCCGGTGCATGGGAAAATCTGATCAGTTCGTCAGAATCGGCCTTCAGCGTGGCCTTCTTCCCTTCGGGAATGCTGTTCCCGGAACCGGCGCTTGCTGGAATTACTACATCAACCCCACCAAGTTCCGTGATTATGTGGGTGCTGATCAGTTCAATTCCTTCTTCGGCCTTACGGCCTGAAAGGGGAACACCGATGAATAACACCCGTGATGAACTGTTGGATTTGATTAGGAACGCCACCAACATTGATATGATTTGCTTCTTCGCCATTATCTATGTGGTTGCGCCCGATTCCCCCCCCTACACGCCTATCGCCACCCGTGGCGAACTGAAGAAGGCAATTAAGCAGTTGCGGAGCGCCCAGCATAGCCCGGATTGCCCCGCTGAAATGTCTGAAGGCTTTGAAACGGCGATTCAGTACATCCGCCGTGAATGGCTTCACCGATGAAAGGATGGTTTATATGCTTCAGATCGGAATGATCGTTAAAATCTTGCCCGATGCGGAATACAGCGGCAAGTTCACCGGCTATATCGGCAAGGTGAAGAATTACTTTTCGCAGAACAAGAAGGTTGGCGTGGAACTTTTTCAGCAGACGAATGACGCAAGTTCCAAGGGCCTGTTTTGGTTCTCTGAATCCAAGGTGGTTGCGGCGGGTAGTCTGCCCGATGCCATGATGGAATATATCAAGGCCGATCTTAACGCCACCTTTGGAGTTGCAAATCACATCCGCCGTTCCCGTCAGACCAGCCTTCCGCAGATCAAGAAGGTCATTTATAGCGGCCCCAAGACAATCATTCTGTGGGCCGACAACACCAAAACCATTGTTTCCTGTGGGGAAGCGGATTCCTATGACTACTATTCCGGTTTCTGTGCCGCTGTGGTCAAGAAACTGTTCGGTTCCACCACCCACGCCAAAAAGGTTTTGGGTGATTCCATTCAGATCAATGATTAACCTGTTCCAGCACCAACAACAGGCCCTTGATGAAACCGAGGGGAAAAACCGGGTGGCCTATTACCTTGATATGGGCCTTGGGAAAACCTTTGTTGGTTCCGAAAAAGCCTTGAAGTTGAACAGCCGTGTAAATCTTCTGGTGTGTCAATGTTCAAAGGTTCAAGACTGGATTGAACACATGACGGAAAATTACGCCATGAACCATTGTTGGATGATTTATGACATGACCAAGAAAAATGAATTTGATTGGTTCATGAAGGCCGCAATGGAAGTTGATAACCCGGATCGGATTTGTGGCGTGATCAACTACGAACTGACTTTCAGGCGGAATGTGCTGAAAACCCTGACCGGCTTCACGCTGATGTTGGATGAAAGTTCCCTGATCCAGAACGAGAACGCCAAACGGTCAAAGTTCATTCTTGGGCTGAAACCGGATAATGTGATCCTTCTGTCAGGCACCCCCACGGGCGGCAAGTATGAAAACCTGTGGAGCCAATGCCAACTGTTGGGGTGGAAGATTTCAAAGGAACTGTTCTGGAAGCAGTACATTCAAACGGAATGGGTGGAAACCGATGGTTTTTGGCGGAAGCAAATTACCGGCTATAAGAATGTTGACCGGCTGAAGATGAAGCTGGCCGAACATGGGGCCGTGTTCATGACCACCGAACAGGCCGGGATCAGCCTTCCAAAACGGAACTGGATCAAAGTCAAAACCCGCCCTTCACCCCTTTATTGGAAGTTCTGGAATGATCGCTATGTTGCGATTGACAGCGCCAACCTTGGTGAATTTGAACTGGATGCTGATTTCTACGGTTCCAATGCCCATTGTGAACGGGAACTGATTGGCGATACCAGCTTGACCCGCCGCCTTTATGCCCGTCAGCTTTGCGGCCTATACAACCCGGCCCGTTATGAAGCCTTCCGGGATTTGGCGAACAGCACGGAAGATCGCTTGATTATGTTCTATAACTTCACGGAAGAAATGGAACGCCTGAAGGGGATTGCCAAGGGCCTGAATCGGCCTGTGGCTGTTCTTTCCGGTGAAGAAAAGAACTTGGATGCTTACCGATACCAGCACAACAGCATTACCTTCATTCAGTATCAGGCCGGTGCAATGGGCGGCAACTTTCAGCTTGCCAACAAAATCATTTACTTCAGCCTTCCCCAAGGTTCGGAATTGTGGGAGCAATCCCAAAAGCGTATTCACCGCCTTGGGCAAGAACGGCCCTGTTTCTATTACCTGATGATCTGTCCGGGAACGGTTGAAGAAGATATTCTTTCCACTTTGGAAATGAGAAAGGACTATACCGATGAACTATTCAGAAAGTATGAGCAAGCGGCAACAGCGCCGCAAAGCCCTTAACCAGCGGTTCAGGCGGATGTTCCTTGTGGCCCTTCTGATGGGCCTTGCAATGGGGTTTGTATTTGGGCGCTGTTCTGCTGTCAACAGCAAGGCCCCGGATGCCCCCATTGAACCGGATCAGCTTACCGCCGTGATCCCGGATGTGGCCTTGGAGCCGGTGGAAACCCCGCTGGTGGAAGAACCCGCCGAACCTGAACCGGTGCTGTTGGGCAGTTTCAGAATTACCGCCTATTGTTCCTGTGAAAAGTGTTGCGGCGAATGGGCCAAGAACCGGCCCAACGGCATTGTGTATGGTGCCGCTGGTGTGGAACTGAAGGCCGGTGTTTCCTGTGCTTCCCCGCTTCCCTTGGGAACCGTGGTGGAAGTGGAAGGCTTGGGTGAATACATCGTTCAGGATCGCCCCGCCCAATGGGTGATTGACAAATACGGTGAAAACCAGATCGACATTTATTTTGACAACCATGAAGCCGCTTCCGCCTTCGGCCTGAAGCAGTTGAATGTTTATCTGAAAGGAGAACCAGAAAAATGATCAAATGTGAAAATGCTTGCCCCCGTGGAAAATTTGATGGGTGTTGCCACAAATGCCCGGAGTTCCACACTTGCCCTGATTCCTGTCAGGAAAACCCGAACGCCTGTGGTTCGGCCACCTTCGATGAAGAAACGGCCCTTCAGGAGTTCAAGAACACCCAGCTTGCCACCCTGAACGCCATTGCTTCCCTGACCGCCCACAAGAAGGCCATTGAGGATCAGGAAAAGGAAATGAAGGCCAAGCTGTATGAAGCAATGGTGAAGTTTGGCGTGGATAAGTTTGAATCCGATGTTCTGAACCTTACCCTTGTGAAGCCCACCAATGCCACCAGCATTGATTCCGCCAAGCTGAAGAAGAAATACCCGGACATTGCTTCCGAGTGTTCCAAGACTACCGCCAAGGCCGGTTATGTGAAGATCACCCTGAAGGACGGTGGGGCCGATGGCAAGGGATGAATTATGGGATGCCCTGAAGGATCATGCCAAACAGGTTCATTCAGAACGGGTTGCAAAGAACCCTGACCGGATCGCCTATGCCATTCAGCAGTTTGAAGCCCACGGCATTGAATACCAACTGAAGAATGAGCAAACCGGACATTTCCATTGTTGGCGGAAGTCTGATGATAAACTGTTTCAATTCTACGCTGGAACTGGAAAAATTCAGGGTTTCGCCCAAGTCAGGGGTATTCACAGCCTGATTCAGATGTTGGAGAGGTGAGCCGATGGAAAAGCAGATTGATATTTGCGCTACCTGTGTTCACGATGAACCCGGTTATTGCTCCGTCATTGGCACCATTCCCCATTGCTGTTCCCGCCATTGGCATTGTGAGCCGGGAAAAGCCGCAAAGGACTATGTTCCCAAACAGGAAGAAGGTGAAGCCGATGTTCGGTAAAAGAAAACTTGAATTGCTGGCCCATACCGCACGGATCAAAGAACTTGAAGAAATCCTTTGCCCCTGTGAACAGCATGATTGGATCAGCAACGGCTATCATTTCAGCGGCGGAACCGGGCGGGGAGATGAAACCACCATTTACCACTACATTTGCAAACGGTGTAAAAAGCGGATGCAAAGTATTCAACCGTACCTTGGGAGTGATTCCGATGGCCGGTGAAAAAAACTTTGAAAACCGCTTGAAGAAGTGGTTGGAAAGTGAAGGGATTTATCCCTTGGGTGAACCAGTTGACCGCATGAGCGCCCCGCCCTGTGGCTTCTATGAAAAGCGTTGGGGTGGAAGCCGGTATGTGAAAAGCGGCCTTCCCGATATGCGGATCACCGTGAAGGGCATTGCCCTTGAAGTGGAGCTGAAGGCCACCAATGGAACCCCATCTGTGCTTCAGAAGCGTAATTTGGCCCAAATCAACGGTTCACAGGGGTTCGGGTTCATCCTTTACCCGGAAGGCTTTGAAGCCTTCAAGATTATTGTGAAAGGGGTGAAACAATGCGAGTTTCCCACAGCCGGGTTGAAGTCTTTGATAGATGCCCATACAAATACCGCTTGCGATATGTGGAAGGGATAGACACGATCCCGAACACGGACGCAGACAACGCCCTGATCCTTGGCACCGCCCTTCACACCGGCATTGAAGAAGGGGTTGAACAGGCCCTTGACTTCTACAAGAACAGCTTCCCGGTTCTGACGGATGATCACATTCATGAAATGATGAAGCTGGAAGCCATGATTCCCAAGGCAAAAGCCATGTTGCCACCGGGCGGAACCTTTGAATTGCCCATTGGGAACGCTGATTTCATCGGCTTCATGGATTATCTGGTTCCCGTGGGGAAGGGCCTGAAGCTGGATGGGCTGATCACCGGTGAAGATTTGGATGAATTTGAAGCGTTTGATCTGTACGATTTCAAGTATTCCAACAACGCCAAGAACTACGCCGTTTCCGGTCAGCTTCACGAATACAAGTATTGGTATGAACTGACCCATCCGGGCCACCGGATCAGGAATATGTATTTCCTGATTGTTCCCAAAGCAAAGATCAGGCAGAAAAGCACCGAAACCCTTTCCCAATTCCGTGACCGCTTGCAAGCGGCCTTGAAAGATGCTGAACCAACGCTGATGCCGGTTCAGTACAACCCCATGAAGATTGTGGACTTCCTGACCGATGTGAAGCACATGGTTGAAGCCACAGACTTTCCCAAGAACCCAAACCATTTTTGTGGATGGTGTGAGTATGAAGAATATTGTCAGAAAGGATGGGATTATATGTTACTTCCCAAGAATGAACGCCGTGACCTGAACGCCACCAAGAAGAAGGTTGTGTGGCTTTACGGCGCACCCTTCAGCGGCAAAACCTTCTTTGCCAATCAGTTCCCCGATCCCCTGATGTTGAACACGGATGGCAACATCAAGTTTGTGGATGCCCCCTATATCGCCATTCGTGACACCGTTACGGTGGAAGGCCGTATCACCAAGCGCAAGTTGGCCTATGAAGTGTTCATGGATGCCGTGGCCGAACTGGAAAAGAAACAGAACGATTTTCGAACCATCGTGGTTGACCTTCTGGAAGATGTTTATGAATCGTGCCGGGTTTACATCTGTGACCGTCAGGGCTGGAAGCATGAATCTGATGATTCCTTCCGTGCGTGGGATATGGTCAGAAGCGAGTTCCTGAACACCCTGAAGCGGCTTGTGAATCTGGACTATGAAAACATCATCCTGATCAGCCATGAGGACAGAAGCCGTGACCTGACCCGCAAGGGCGGCGATAAGATCAGTTCCATCAAGCCGAACCTTCAGGATAAGGTGGCAAACAAGGTGGCCGGTATGGTTGATCTGGTGGCCCGTATCGTGGCGGACGATGATGAACGGGTGCTGTCTTTCAAGACTTCTGAAGTGATCTTCGGCGGTGGCCGTTTGACTGTCCGTGATAAGGAAATCCCGCTGACCTATGACGCTTTCTGTGAAGTCTACGAGGAAGCCAACCAGAAGGCCGCAGGAGCCGTGAAGCGTGGCGGCAACACCCCGGCTACCCCCGCACCTGAAACCACCGACACGCCCACCACAGCGCCCAGCAGAAGGGGCAGAAAGGCCAAGACTGCAACCCCGCCCCCGGCTGATAACTATGATCCGGCTGAAGATGCGGCAAAGGCGGCTTGTGGTGATCCTGATGGAACTTGGACACCGGGCGGCGGTGAAAAGGATGATTCTGTTTCCGTTGCTGAACCGGCCACCGGAGACACCCCGCCTTGGAATGACCTTCCCAAATGCCCGGACGGTGAGCGCATTTTCAGACAGCACGATCAGAACCCGGAAATCCCCCTTTGTCCGTCCATTGACGCTGGCCACCGTTGCCACAAGGAAGGCGGCCCCGATGGTTGCCCCCTGTGGGATCGCCCCAAGGCCCCGGCAGAAGAAGCCGCACCCAAGACGGATGCCAACCCGCCCCGCCGTACCCGGAAGAAGCGTGAAGAATAATGGCTGATGTGCTGATGATTGCCGGGAAGCCTGAAACCATCTTCAAGGCCCGTGATTTTGAATATCTGGTTGAAAAATACATGGGCTATGAAGCGGCCAAGTATTTCCGGGAATACGCTGAAAAGGCTGATGAAGAAGTCAGATCGGCCAAGGCCGGTGAGAACACAGACCTTGCTTCCTATGAAGCTGACCTTGAAAGCAATCACAGAGCCTTTCAGGACATTCAGACGGAAGCCGCAGTTATCATGGGTGTTCTTCAAGAAAAACGGATAAACCGTGAGAAGATCGCCCATGCAATCAGGGAAATTGGAAAAATTCTTTCCAACCAAATATAAAAACAACATTTTTGGAGGTAAAAAACTATGGCTATTGATTTTGACAAGATTGATCGTTCTGTTGATCTGAAGGGCCTTCAGGCTGATGTGGAGGATGCCAAGAAGAACGGCGGCGGTGATTTCCCCACCATTCCCGCTGGCAAGTATGAAGTGAAGCTGGAAAGCATGGAGATCAAAGGCACCAAGGCCGATCCCAACCGCCCCATGCTGGCCGTGTCCTTCAAAATCCTGTCCGGTGAGTTCAAGAACCAGCGCCTTTTCATGAACCGTGTCCTTTACGGCACCAAGAATGACAAGAACATGATCGCTTCCGCTATGGGCTTCCTTGAAAAGCTGGATTCCGGTGTTCCTGTCAGCTTCACCAGCTACAAGCAGTTTTCCCAGCTTGTTCTTGATGTGGCGGAAGCCATTGATGGAACTTTGGAATATGCGGTGGATTACGATGATTCCCGCTTCAATTCCATCACCGTTGAAGAAGTTTTCGAGGTTGAAAACTGAGCACAGATTTTTTATAATCAAATCGAGCACATATAGTGCTTGATGCGATTTTGAATTTTAACTTTCAAGCACAAAATGTGGGGCTTCGGCCCCACAATGGCCCCAAGTGAAAGCCTTCCCGTGGCGGGGCTGATAAGGCGGAAACGCTGACCGATTTCACAAAAGCTGAAAGGATGTGAGTTGATGATCTTCTATGATTTTGAGGTTTTCCGGTATGACTGGCTGGTTGTCCTGATCGACCTGAACGCCCGGAAAGAAACCGTGATTATCAACGATCCCGACAAGCTGAAACGCTTCTATGAGGAACACAAGGGTGTGATTTGGGCCGGTTACAATTCCCGGAACTATGATCAGTACATCCTGAAGGCCATTCTGTGTGGGTTTGATCCAAAGCCTGTGAATGATTGGATCATTGCAGAGAATAAACCCGGTTACAGATATTCAAGCCTGTTCAGGGAATACCCGCTGATCAATTATGATGTGATGCCGAACCCGCCAATCAGCCTGAAGGCGCTGGAAGCGTTCATGGGCCATTCCATTAAAGAAACTTCTGTTCCCTTCGACATTGACCGGCCTTTGACTGAAGCAGAGTTGGCCGAAACGGTCAAATATTGCCGCCATGATGTGGAACAGACAGTGGAAGTGTGGTTACGGCGGAAGGCAGATGAATTTGATGCCCAAATGTCACTTGTGAAGGCGTTCCACCTTCCCATTTCTGACATTGGCCGCACCAAAGCACAGCTTTCCGCCAAAATCCTTGGAGCCGTTCAAAGGGAACACAATGATGAATTTGAAATTGAGTTCCCGCCCAGCTTGCGGATCGAAAAATACACGGAAGTTTTGAATTGGTACAAGAACCCCTTGAACCGTGATTATTCCAAAACCCTTGAACTGGATGTGGCCGAGGTTCCCCATGTGTTCGCTTGGGGTGGCCTTCACGGGGCCATTCCCAAATATCACGGGGAAGGATGGTTTGTCAATGTGGATGTGGCTTCCTATTATCCGTCTTTGATGCTGGTTTATAAGTGGCTTTCCCGCAATGTTCACGATCCTTCCAAGTATGCGGAAATCTACCACACCCGCCTGAAGCTGAAGGCGGAAAAGAACCCCATGCAACAGCCTTACAAGATTGTTCTGAACAGCACCTATGGCGCTATGAAGGATAAGCACAATGCCATGTATGATCCCCGGCAAGCCAACAATGTCTGTGTGGGCGGTCAGCTTCTTCTTCTGGATTTGATTGAACGGCTGGAAGATCATTGTGAAATCATCCAGAGCAACACGGATGGTATTTTGGTCAAACTTCGCCGGTATGAAGATTTTGAAATGCTGGATGATCTGTGTTGGGAGTGGGAGCAAAGAACCGGGATGCGCCTTGAATTTGATGAATTTCAAAAGGTGTATCAGAAGGATGTGAACAATTACATCATTATTCCTTCCGGGCCGCTTCGTGATGAAAAAGGGAAACCCCGCTGGAAGTGCAAGGGTGCCTATGTCAAAAAGCTGTCTGATCTGGATTATGACCTTCCCATTGTCAACCGGGCCATTGTGAACTATTTCCTTCATGGGATCAGCCCGGAAACAACCATCATGGAATGTTCCAATCTTCGAGATTTTCAGAAGGTTGTGAAAGTGTCCAGCAAGTACAAATATGCCCTTTATTCCCCAGTGATTACGGAAGCCAAGATCAGGGATGAAAAAGGCCGTTCCAAGAAAATCACCCGCTTCAGCGGCGGTGAGGTTCAGACGGATAAAACTTTCCGGGTGTTCGCTTCCAAGGATCAGAGCAAGGGCGGAATCTTCAAGGTTTCCGGGAAAATCGTCAAGGGCCGGGAAAAGAACCCTGAAAAGTTCGGCAACACCCCGGATCATTGTTTCTTCATCAATGATGATGTGACCAACCTTCCTATCCCGGATGAACTGGACAAGCAATATTACATTGATGTTGCTTGGGATCGGTTGAGAGATTTCGGGGTGGAACGATGAACAATAAAACCTTTCGGGGGGGGGGAGCGTTGAAGCATGGAACTGTTTAGGGGCTATGTGCCTACCAGAAATAAACAATGCCTTGAAAAGTTCAAAGGCGTTGAAAAACTGAAAACCCGTTCAGAAGTCCAAGACCTTGATGAATACGCCGGTATTCTTGGGGAAGAAACCATCCTGATTGATGTGGACGATGCGGAAACATCTGAACTTCTGTTCAGAATGGTTCAGGATTTAGAACTGAAGTGCAGAGTGTACGCCACCACACGGGGAAAACACTTCTTGTTCAAGAACTGTGGTGTTAAAAAAAGCTGGACGAAATGCACCTTGGCCGTGGGTATCACCACGGATGGAAAGGTTGGAGCCAATAACAGCTATGAAATCTTGAAGTCCGGTGGCGTGGAACGGCCCATTCTGTATGACTTCCCTGAAGGGGAGATTCAGGAACTTCCCAAGTGGCTGACCCCGGTGAAAAGCAACTATGATTTCCCGAACCTTGGTGAAGGTGATGGGCGGAACCAAACCCTGTTCAACTACATTCTGACCCTTCAGAGTGACGATTTCACCAAGGAAGAAGCCCGTGAATGTATCAGGCTGATTAACCGTTATGTGCTGAAGAAGCCCCTTTCCGACAAGGAACTTGATGTGATCCTTCGGGATGATGCCTTCAAGAAAACATCCTTCTTCCGGGATAAAACCTTCCTGTTTGATAAGTTCGCCACCTACCTGAAGAACAACAACCATATTGTGAAGATCAATAACCAGCTTCACATTTACAAGGATGGTATCTATGTTTCCGGTGCTGGTGAGATTGAAGGGGCCATGATCAAGCTGATCAGCAACCTGAAACGGGCGTGGCGTTCGGAAGTCCTGTCCTATCTGGAAATCATGATTGAGGAAAACACCAAGGCCACCAACCCGAATATCATTGCTTTCAGCAACGGCCTTTACAATATCCGGGATGGTTCTTTCAAAGAGTTCACCCCGGATGTAGTCATTACAAACAAAATCCCGTGGCCGTACAACCCCGCCGCCCATGATGATCTGTTGGATCATACCCTGAACCGGTTGGCCTGTGATGATCCTGAAGTTCGGGCCTTGCTGGAAGAAATGGTGGGCTATTGTATGTACCGCCGCAACGAACTTGGCAAAGCCTTCATCCTGATTGGCGATAAGAGCAACGGCAAATCCACCTTCCTTCATGTGGTGAAGAACCTTCTTGGGGATCAGAACATTGCTTCCCTTGACCTGAAGGAATTGGGCGATAGGTTCAAAACCGCTGAACTGTTCGGCAAGCTGGCAAACATCGGTGATGATATTGGTGATGAATTTATTGCCAATGCTTCCGTGTTCAAGAAGCTGGTCACGGGTGATCGGGTGAATGTGGAGCGCAAAGGCCAAGATCCATTTGAGTTCAACAATTATTCCAAGTTCCTGTTCAGCGCCAACAATATTCCCCGTATCAAGGACAAAACCGGAGCCGTTCAGCGGCGTTTGGTGATCGTTCCCTTCGATGCCAAGTTTACCCCCAATGATGCAGACTTCCGCCCGTTCATCAAGGATGAACTGTGTGAACAGGGTTCTATGGAATATCTGGCCTTGCTTGGCCTTCAGGGGTTGAAGCGGGTTCTTGGAAACGCACAGTTCACCACATCCAGCAGAGTTCAGGGGCAGTTGGACGAATACGAGGAAAACAACAATCCCATCATTGGGTTCATCAAAGAAATTGGGCTGGATTGCATTGTGAATGAGCCTACCAAGACAGTTTACCGGAAGTATAAGGAATATTGCATTGCAAACAACTTCCAAGCCCTTTCCAACATCGAGTTTTCCAGACAGATCACCAAGCGTTGTGGGTTGGTGATTGTGGATAAGTGGATCAGCCGCCTTGGGAAATGCCGGGTGTTTGTAGAAGAAAGTGAGGAATAACCAATGGATACTAAAATTGAACTGTACCATGATAATTTTCAAAATTTCAAAAGGTACAATATTCCCAAAGCCCAACTTGTCATTGCTGATATTCCCTATAATATCGGGGTTGATGCTTACGCAAGTAATCCTATGTGGTATCAGGGCGGCGACAACAAGAATGGGGAAAGTAAGTTGGCAAAATCCAGCTTCTTTCATACGGATGGCACCTTCAAGATTGCGGAATATATGCACTTCTGCAACCGCCTTCTTCGGAAGGAACCAAAGGAGAAAGGACAGGCCCCGGCTATGATTGTGTTCTGTGCCTTTGAGCAGATGCAAACCGTCATTGACTACGGGAAGAAGTATGGGTTTGAAAAGTCTTACCCGCTGTTCTTTACAAAGAACTATTCCGCCCAAGTTCTAAAGGCCAACATGAAGATTGTTGGTGCCACAGAATTTGCGGTGGTGCTGTATCGGGATAAACTTCCCAAGTTCCGAAACATCGGCCCTGACGGGAACAAACACATGGTTTTCAACTGGTTCCCTTGGGAGAGGGACAACCGGAAGGAATATCCCAAAATCCATCCCACCCAAAAACCAGTCGGAGTTCTGAAACGGCTGATTGAGGTTTTCACCGATCCGGGGGATGTGGTTATTGATCCTGTTGCCGGAAGTGGAACAACCCTTCGTGCCGCTTATGAATTAGGCCGAAACGCCTATGGGTTTGAAGTAGATAAAAACTTCTACATAGCCGCCAAGGAAAAAATGATTCCGAACAGAAAGGATGATTTCAATGTTACCTAAAACCAAAACGGAACGCCATTCCGATATTTGCAAGGAAATCAATGCCTTGTACGCCATGAAAAATCATGACTATGGTGACAGCTTTCACCAGACCTTCACGGAAGAAGGAATGGCAATGCCCCGGATCAGACTTGGGGATAAGCTGGCCCGGTTCAAGAGCCTGACCAAATCCGAGGTTCAGGAAGTCAAGGATGAATCTATCCGTGATACCCTGATTGACCTTGCCAATTACGCCATTATGACGGTTCTTGAACTGGACGATCTGAAAGCGGAGGAACACGCCGATGAACGCTAACCGTTATATGCGGGATTCCTTGCGAACCGCTGACCGTTCCAACATGGATCGGCTGAAGCTGGAATGTGCCTTGGGCCTTTGCGGTGAAGCCGGTGAAGTGGCCGAACAGGTGAAGAAGCATTTCTTCCACGGCCATGAACTGGATAAGCGCCACATGATTGAAGAACTTGGTGATGTGGCTTGGTATTTGGCCGTTCTGTGTGATGCCATTGGTTCTGACCTTGATACGGTCATGGAAGAAAACTTGAAAAAGCTGGAACAGCGTTACCCTGAAGGGTTCGATCCTTACCGGTCACAGCACCGGAATGAATTGGGAGGTTGAAGAAAATGAAAATTATCAAGCCTGATGTGCAGTTCATCACCCCGATTGATGGGGCCACCATTCTGAAGCGGCTGGAACAATGTGGCCGTGTCTGCTACAAGTCCGAGGATAAGATCACAGAAGGTTCCGCTGAAAAGTTCGTTGCTGGGATCATCAAGCGTGGGCATGAAGCGGTTCTGGAACATTGTTCCTTCACGGTGAAGTTCATTTGTGATCGTGGGGTTTCTCATGAGATCGTCCGCCACCGGATGGCTTCTTACTGTCAGGAATCCACCCGCTATTGCAACTACGGCAAGGGCAAGTTCGGTGAGGAAATTACGGTGATTGAACCTTGCTTCCTTAAATCCGGTTCCAGAGCCTATGACTATTGGCGGGATGCCTGTGAAGGGGTGGAAATTCGCTATTTTGATATGCTGGCGGAAGGATGCACACCGCAAGAAGCCCGTTCGGTTCTTCCCAACAGCCTGAAAACGGAAGTGGTCATGACGGCCAACATTCGTGAATGGCGGCATTTCCTGAAGTTGCGCTGTTCACCCGCCGCACATCCGCAGATGCGGGAAGTGGCCTTGATCCTGTTGGACAAGGTTCATTGGCTGATTCCGGTGTGCTTCGATGATATTTGGAGTGAATACCATGCCGATGTTTAAGAAGTCCGGTGGTAAAATTTTCGCTGTTCAGTTCAACAAAGCTGAAGAACGGGCCTTGGATCAGGAAATCAAGAAACAGATTGTGGAAAATGATCGGGCCTTTGACATGGACAAAGAATCATCCATCCTGTGGATGCTTCATACCCAATTTGGATTTGGCCCAAAGCGTCTGAAGCTGGCATGGAAGCTGTTCTATGCCGAAACCTTGAAGCTACGGGAATATTACCTGATGGAACAGGCCGATGATGGGTGGTTGGCCCGTAAAAAGCTAAAGGACATTGGGTGTGACATTGAAGAATGGTACAGAGAAGAAGGAGGGAAAACCGATGCCTAAACCTTGGGAAAATGCTGAAGGGTATCACGATCCGACAGCCTACCACGGCACAAAGAATATCATCCGTGACGAGGATGAACAGCAGAAGCGGGTGAACACCCTGATCTTCGTCCTGAAGTACATCACCCGTTTGGCGGGGTTTGAACTTCTGAACCGCATTGAAATCAAAGACCGTAAGACCGGGAGGGAATACAAATGATCAATTACTATGACCCAAATTTTCAGGGTGTCCATGTGATCCGGGTGACTTTCATGCAATGGGATTATAGCGGCCATGTTGCCTTTGAAATTGGCGGAAACTGCAAAGGCGCTGAACTGATGGATTTCACCTTTTTGGAGTGTGACAACCAAGAAGATATTGACCGTTATTCTGAAAATGATTGTCAGTTCAGCTATGATGAAGAAAATGAAATTTACACCGCTGTTCTGAAAAACGCTGACGGCAACGCCTTGGAAGTGGAAGGCAATGAAGATGATTTCAAGGCTATGGCGGTGGGCATTGAAATTGTAGGAACAACGGTGGAACGCCGATGAAGAAAATGCTGGTGGTGCTGACCCTTGTGCTGTTACTTATGGCCGTGGCCGAGTATTTCAGCATTGATCCTGTTTGGTTCCTGATTGTCTGGTATCTTTCGGACAATATTTCCGCCTGAACAGGTGCTTCTTCAGTAGGGGTTGGAACAGCGGCCTTCAATATATGTGGAATGATGTTGAAGGCCCTGAACCCCTTGCAATACCTTGATTTTCTGTGGAATCCTTCAACATTCAACATTCAACAGATTACTTCAATTATTTAGAAGAAAAAAATATATAGTATATGAAGAATGTAATAATAGTGAAGAAGGCGCTTCTGATCTTGGATGTTGAAGGATTTTCCGAAAACCCTTGATATACCGGCGTTTGATGCCCTTCAACATTTATTCCAGAAAGGATGCATTACATAGTGAATGACAAAGACCTTTCCCAACAGGCTAAAGAATACTTTGCCCAAATCAGGAAAACGGATCGTTTGATCCATCGGCTTGATAGCACCATTGCAACCTTGCGTTCCAGCTTGACTTCTACCGGAAGCCAACTGAAACAGGACAAGGTTCAGACTTCAGGCCCCAAGAATACCCTTGAAGAAACCATCACCAAGATTATTGATCTTGAAGCCAAGATCAATGCCCGGATTGATGAACTTGTGAGCATGAAACAGGAAGCGTTCACCATGATCAACCGGATTCCTGACCTTGATCAGCAAAATATTCTGATCGGGCGCTATATTCAGTTGAAAAAATGGGAAGATATTTCTGAAGAACTGAATTATTCTATGCAATGGGTTTTTGAACTTCACGGAAAGGGTTTACTTGCTTTTGCCAAGGCAAACAGCGACTTTCTAAACAACCGAGAAAACCAGAGTGCCACCGGTTCCAAACAGAGTAAAGAATCGGTAGAATAGTAAATAAGAAATTGCGCCTACGGGAAACCGGGGCGCTTTTTCTATGCCTGATGAAAGGGGTGAATACCTGTGACACCAAGACAGCGGAAGTTCTGTGATGAATACCTGATCAGCGGCAATGCTACGGATGCGGCAATCAAGGCGGGGTATTCGCCCAAGACCGCAAAGCAGACGGGTTCTGAAAACCTTGCAAAACCTGACTTGAAAGCGTACATCGAAACCGAACTTGAAAAACTTCATTCGGCCAAGATCGCTGATGCTGAAGAAGTCATGAAATACCTGACTTCGGTGATGCGGGGTGAACATACTGAAGAAATCCCGATCCTGTGCGGTGACGGTTGCCAAGAGTTGACGCAGAAAGAGGTTGGAGCCAAGGAAAGGCTGAAGGCCGCTGAACTGATCGGCAAGCGTTATGGTATGTTCACGGACAAGGTAGGTGTGGAAGGGGCCGTTCCGGTGATTATCACGGGGGATGATCAACTTGAAGATTAGCCCACAGGCCAAGCGGGTTCACCTTCCTGAAGTGGTTGGTAAGGGTTACGGAACCTTCTGGAACTTCAAAGGCCGTTACCGGGTGTGTAAGGGAAGCCGTGCTTCCAAGAAATCCAAGACCACGGCCCTGAACATCATCAAACGGATGATGCAATACCCGGAAGCCAATACCCTTGTGGTTCGCAAGGTGTTCAGAACCTTGAAAGATTCCTGTTTCACCGAACTGAAATGGGCAATCAACCGCCTTGGGGTTTCGGCCTATTGGGAAATCAAGGAAAGCCCCCTTGAAATGACTTACCTTCCCACCGGTCAGAAGATTTACTTCCGGGGCCTTGATGATCCCCTGAAGGTCACTTCAATTACGGTTGAAATAGGGTTTCTGTGCTGGTGCTGGATTGAAGAAGCATACGAAATCATGAATGAAGCTGATTTTGATATGCTGGATGAATCCATCCGTGGTGCTATCCCGGAAGAAACCGGCCTGTTCAAGCAAATCACGCTGACATTCAACCCGTGGAACGAAAAGCATTGGATCAGGAAACGCTTCTTCGGGGAGATCACCGGCAAGGATGTCCAAGGGAACCCCACATACAAGTTCCATGATAGCTGGATCAGCCCGGATGGGCAGATTTACGCCACAACCACCAATTACCTGTGTAATGAATGGCTGGACACGGCGGATTTGAAGGTGTTCAACACCATGAAGGAAAACAACCCTCGCCGTTACAAGGTGGCTGGCCTTGGGGGTTGGGGCATTGTGGATGGCCTGATTTTCGATAATTGGCGGGAAGAAGCCTTTGATTATCTGGCTATTTCCAAGAAGCCTGATGTGAAAAGCGCCTTCGGCCTTGACTTCGGTTATACCAACGATCCCACGGCCCTGTTCTGTGGGCTGGTGAGTGAGAAGGAAAGAACCATTTGGGTGTTTGATGAACTGTATGAAAAGGCCCTGACGAACCGGGCAATCTGTGACCGGATCACCGGCATGGGCTACGGCAAGGAACGGATCAAGGCCGATTGTGCCGAACCTAAGAGCATTGATGAATTGCGGGATGCTGGCCTTCATCGTATCAGAGCCGCCCGGAAGGGCAAGGACAGCGTGAACAATGGAATCCAGTACATTCAGGGTTACACCATCATTGTTCATCCCCGATGCGTGAACTTCATCACAGAGATTTCAAACTACACATGGGCAGAAGATAAGTTCGGGGCCAAGATCAATGTTCCCATTGATGATTTCAACCACCTTATGGACGCTATGCGTTACGGGCTGGAAGATATGTTGGTTGGCCCCGCCTTCAGCTTCGACTAATAACATGATAGTAACAAAACACACGAAAAACACACGGTTTCCGTGTGTTTGCGTTTATTAAGCAATGAAGAAAGGCGGTGAAAGCCCGTGTTTGAACAGAAGTACATTCTGAACAAGATTGAACAATGGGCTGAACGCCTTCCATATAAAACCTTGAAGATTGAAGTGGAACTTCCCAATCAGTCTTTGGTTTTAGAGAAAACCCGAAACAGGCCGGTGGGTTTTGCCCCCCCCCGATGGTGAAAGGAAAGGGTGATTGAATATGTTTCTGGATAACGCTATGGAGCGTATCAACCGCCTGATCCTTCAGGGTGGGCGAACCGGCATGACTGAAAATCAGTTCTTCGCCGCTGAAATCAAGGAATGGAAGAATAGTCAGCGCCGCAAGGATCAGGTTATGGGTGATCTGTACTATGAAGGACAGCATGACATTCTTCAGCGTCAGCGCACAATCATTGGTGAAAACGGTCAACTTCAGGTGGTGACGAACCTTCCGAACAACCGCCTGATTGATAACCAATATGCCCTGATGGTGGATCAGAAAA